TCGCCACTCGCAGCGCTCACGGCCGTACCGCCAGTGATCGTCACCGCACCGCCATTGCTCGACGCACCATTGCCGGACGCACCGCCGACCAGACTGGTTGCGGCTCCGTCGCCGGTCCCGGCGCCGGCTCCACCCGTGACGCTTACCAGACCGCCAGCCGCGTTGCCATCACCGGCACCGCCGACTACCACGATGGAGCCACCTGCCCCGGCGTTTCCGGCAACGCCGCTGATACCGAGCGAGCTGTCGCTGCCTGTGATGTCGTTGGCCGACATGCTCCCGGCGATGGTGGCGGTACGCTCAGCCGAGGTCAGCTTGACACGGACGTAACTGGCGGTATTGGCCGCATTGGCCACCGCCCAGCCCATGAGTTCGCCGGTCGCATACGAGTTGTCTGCGGCGCCGCTAAGGGTGTCGCCGGTGACCGGTTCTCCGTTGGTGTCCCAGTAAACGGCATCGCCAACCGTGAACACATCGGAGGTCTTGGGGACATCCCACACGCCCTCACACGCAAGGGAGCCGAGTGTGTTTGCCGCGATTGCGGAAGGAGCGATCAGAGGAGTAGACCCGATCACCACCACGTCGCCGGCCAGCACTGCCGAACTCGGCGTGTAGTCGATCACGTCACCTGTCTTTCGCAGGATTGCTGCTGTTTGAGCCATGATATTTTTCCTTGTTGTTGATTTTCAGTTTGTGGACTATCGAGACAGCTCGTCGGCTGGGGGTTACGCCTGGGCTTCCACGCTGGCCCGATACTCGGTCATCGCACACCCAAAATCGTGGTATCCACGGAACTGGACACCCAGGGTATTGAAATCAGCGTCGGCCGATTCGATGGTCGGGGACTGCTGGCCATTGAGGAAGCACATTACGGCAGAAGCGAGAATTGCCGGATTGGCAAGCATCCACCAGTTCGTGGCCGAGTACCCGGTGTAGGACAAATTGCCGCACTCGGGAACGACGATCGGCCTGAACTTGTTCTGGTAGATGTTCGCGGTCATCGTCTTCGTGCTCGCCGTCGTATCGCGGACTTCCTGCGACACGTAGAGCTTCGATGCCGCGAATTCCAGGTCGGTCGGAACCAGAACGAATTCCGGTTCGAGGTTCATCATATTCCCGTCCGGCCCGGCCATATCGCGGAAGGCTTTGACGGCTTTCGTCAAGCCAGCCTCGGCGAGCGAAGCGGTAGTAACCAGGTTGCCTCGGGCGGCCGTCCAGAATGCGGCGCCATTTGCGGCAGACAGCCACGCCGTCCAGAACACCTTGTTCATCTTGATCGAGGCACCGAGCCCGAGCCGCTGCCGCAGATCATTGAACGCACCGAGATCGTCGTTGATCATGTCGGTGCGGGTCAGCACCAACATCTTGGCGTAGGTTTTCGCCTGCATGGTGTACGACTCTTGCGAGACCGTTCCATGCTCGATCTCACCGGCCGCTCCGACTTCCTCGTATTCAAGGGAGGCATTCATGCGGTAGGCCGTGACCGTCTTGAAGTCGTTGACGGTGCGAACGGCGGCGACGTTTCGCCACGATTGCGGGACCGACATGAACCCGTCCAGCAGAATCTTGTTGCCTGTGGTCGTGAGCAACGTCGTCAGCGAGTGCACCGAGAACGCGGCCTGAAGCACTTCCCGGATGTTGCCGGTCGTGATCTTCTGGCGGCCGTCGTAGCCGGCGGCGCGAGCGTGCATCAGGAGGACTTCCTGGAGACCGATGCCACGGTATCGGTCGGAGGCTTCCAACACTTCCGGAGTAAAATGCTTCTCGGCATTCAGCAAACCGGCAGACCGAGCAAACGCAGCCTGGATGGCGGCCGTGTCGGGAGCCTGTTGGGATGTGCCCGCCGGCGGCTTGGATCGACTGGCACGTAAGACAGCCAGTTCAGTCTGATCACGGGTCCAGCCTTCGCCGATAGCCTTCGCCTCGATTTCGCCATTCTTTCCGTCGCAGACCTTGCGGACGGCTTCGATTCGTTCTGATTCGGCGGCGGCCTTGGCTCGCACGTCGGCGACAACCTCGGCGGCATGATCCTTGGGAGGATCGGCAACCGCGGCCTTCAGAGCGGCGGTCTTGTCCTGCGGAGGCACCGGGGTCTGCTCAGCGTCATAGGCGGCTTTCAGGCTGGTCGTCTGCGCCTCGGTCAGTTGGTCCGGCTCAAAGCCCTTTGCCTCAAGCCACGCTTTGAACTTTTTGTCCATCTCGAACTCCTCGCGGCTTGCCGCAATGTGGACGGAGGTTTTTGAATCGGCGGCCATGGGAACGAAACTGATCTCCCCGAGCACGCCACCACGAACGATATTGATGGGGCCAGGCCACGTCTTGCCGTTGGCTTTGGCTGTGGCCCCGACTTCGACAAATTCAACTTTGGTCGGAGCGATTCCGACGGACGCCTTCCAGGGAAAACCGTTGGCTGAAGATGCGATCACTTCCTTTGCCGCATCGCCGCCGCCAGAAATCACGCCCGATAGTTTCACTTGGCGTGCTGTGATCTCGGCCGTTCCATGTCCAACAATCTGCGATGGGTCATGCCCGAGCAGAGCGGGGATCTCTTCGGCCGCAGCCGTCAGACCCTCGAGGTCGATCACCACGGGCCGGTAATAGGCCCACACTTGCATCTGGCCTCCGGTGTAGCCAACCAGTGAGAATTTCTTTGGCCCCTCCTGGTTGCCGTCAGCCGCCTCAATCCAGTCGACGGACGCCGCGCACTCGATCGGTAGCATTCTCTGTGGCGGCTCGACTTGCTTCTTACGCTTTGCCACTGGTTGCCTCCTGTTTCTCTTGGGGTGTGCCAGCCGGTTGGCTCGCTTGCATCTGCTCGGGGAAGAGAGTGTTTGCCAATCGCTTGCGGTACTCTTCGAGCGTCATCCCGAGCGATGCGGCACCGGCTTGCTGTTTTGTTTCGTAGTCGTCGCCGTTTTCGGCATAGATGTCCGGCAACACGGTCTGGCCGGTCGTCAACATCACCTTGCGGGCGTTGGCGGCCTTCTCTGGGTCGATGTCCTCAACCCCGTCCCAAAAGACGGTAATGATCCATTGACCCACCGGAAGCATTCCCGACCGCAGATCAAGCGGCATCGAGAACTTCGCTTCGTTGAACCACGCGAAGAAAATCCGCAGGACTTCCGGGTTCCACTCCAATTCACGCTCAACCTTGACCGCTCGCTTGAATCCCTGCCGTGAGAGTTTTCCGGATGCGAAATTCTCGTTCGACGAATCGGCCGCCCCTACCGCGTACGGCATACAGACACATGCGAACGCTTCAGCCAAGCACTGCTGGACGAATTCCACGTAGGTGCTTGACGGCTGCTTGGCGTCCGGCTGAACGATATCGGTGCCCTCGGGCAGCACGGTTATCATGCCTCTCTCGATATCGAACACGTCGAACGTCTCATAGGAACCCTGCGTGGTGGTCGTGCCGCTGGGGTCGGCGCCGGTCCCGTCGTCCGGCTGCGATGTCTTCAGCATCAGCGTCAGTTCGGCGATGTTCTCGGCAGTCTGGAGAGTTGCCAGCGTGAACCGCCGCAGGCGGGAGAAGATCGGCAATGCCGGCGTGATCTCGGGAATCCCGCGATGCTGGCCCGGCCGGTCCTCGCGGAAGACGTGGATCACCTCGCTGGCGGCCGGAGGCGGGTCGATCTCGTCCAGGGTGTTGACGAACCATTCGGTCCCGCCAGGATGATGCTTCAAAATGTGGTAGCGGTCAGGATTGCCGTTCTCGTCGAGGTCGATGCCGTCAATCTGGTTGTCGTTGAAGAAGATCGTCGGAGTGCTAAGCTGGTCGGTTTCGATCGGTTTGAGATCGAGTTGAACGTCTCCGGACAGCTTCCGATTCGAGTAGAAAATTCCGATCCCCTCGCCGTCCTGGCACTTCGCTTTTCTCATCGTTCGGAGCTTGCGGCCGAGCCGAATCCGCTTCGCCCAGAGCGTGTATTGGAGTTCGATCCACTCATTCGCGGCCGTCGAACCGGTTAGGATCTGAATCCGAGGCCCAGTGCCAATCACCTCGTGGGCGAGGGTATCGACCATGGATCGAGCCCAGCCGTTGTTGGCAACCTCATACCGTGCCCGCTCGCGGAGCTTTTTGCGGACGGCGGCGGAATTCGCGGCGTCGGCTGACAGGGCATCCGTTTGCGCCCAATGCCGAGTGTTGTCGGTGGTTGTCTGGGCCGAGTCGTACGCCGCTCGCACCACGCGTCGATCGGTGTGGTGGATGAACTGCCGTCCGTAGGCGTCGAGAATCCGGCTCTTTCGCGTAATCGTTGCCATCACACGGCCCCCGGTGGTCGGATCTTGAAGAACCGCATCGGGAGCTTGCCGGACGTGACGGACGATTTCCGCTCAAGCCGCTTGAGAGCTTCGAGCTGATCGGCCAGCGGGTGCATCTTGACCCGCTCCCCAGCAAGATTGGTTGACTCAGCCGCGCCCTCCGCGTTGGCGAGAATTGCAGATTCCAGGTCGGTCAGATCAGACATAGAAAAAGGCCATGCGAGGATGCGGCCCCGCATGGCCCTTTCAGGAGGATCGACTTGGGAGGATCAAACCCAGTCTGTCTAATCGTGATTATGTGCCGAAGTTAGCAGAACGCTATAGAGTTTTGGCGGCTTCGCCGGAACAGTTCCACGGGTGGAACGTCACACACAACCAGAACAATCTATTTCCAATATCACCCGCGCCTTGTCCCTTGTGATTCCAGATCCGACCAAGGTTCCAACGTGCTTGGTTATTGTTTCGTCGGCATGTTTTTCAAAGAAACACACCGAGTCGCCCATTTGCAGATGCACAGAATCAACATTTGGCGTCATCCCTTCAATGAGTTGTCCACAAACACGCGTCATCCCTTTGGTGTTTATTATCTTCCAGCCGTCGCAGCCTTCTTCGCCACAGTAGCAAGGAGACGCGAACTGGCCTTGCTCGTGGAGCCATTCTATTGTTACGCCGCTTTTGTCAGCGTACTGCTTCTCAAACTCGTCGCGTGTCATTTCCTGCAACTCCTTGTTCACTGTCCAACAGCTCTTTCCCTTGTCACTATCCGCCTCCCGCAGTGCCGGCACTCTCGGCTTCGCATGATCGTCCCGTTGGGCTTCCGACGCGTGTAGTAGACTCGCAGATCGCTACACCCGCATCTCGGGCAATTGATCCCGATGCTCCCTGCATCGTCGCGCCTGGGAACCTCCACAACCACGCTCATTCCTTTGGCTCGCTGGGTGGAAACTGTCCGGATGCTTGACCGAACCACGGAACTTTGTCCGCTGTGAATTCACAATGCTCTGCCTCCGATCCATCGTAGTCCGGATCGTTCGCGTCGAACTGCATGAACGGCTTCGACCGAATCACCCCGACCATGATCGAGTTGTTGTCGAGCGGCGGAACGGAATCGGGAAAGTTATCTGACATGGGACGCTCCTTGCCTTTGTTGGCGTTTCTGCTTCTGCACTTCCGAGAGTTTCACTTTCTGTCTGGCCGGTCTTGCGGGCATATCGGAGTCGGTAATCCCCAGCTTCGATGCCAACACCGCACACCCGACCACGTTGTCAAATGCGTGATTGTCCGGCTTGTTCGTGTGCAACGCCCACACATCGACCACCCGGCCACGTCCTTCCGTTCGCTCGAAATACTCCGAGTCCGCAATCATCTCGGCCCAATACCGATGCTGCTCACGTTCACGCGGCGAGCCCCACAGCGAAAGACAACCGCGGCCACCAAGCGGGATCGCAAAATGCCGGTGGATAAAAGACTTCCAATGGTTCGTGTCAACGTGGATGTGTCGGATTTGGTTTGTGCCGCGGATCGGAGGCGTCCACCAATACTCCCCAATCACAATCCCTTTTCCACGTCGGTACTCGCGAATCGGCTTGTTCTCCGGTCCTATGCCCGCCCCCTTCATCGGCTGAATTCGCGCGGCGTGCGGACTGATCTGGAGCAACTGCCGAACCAGATAATCCTTGTACCCGATGTCGATCCCGAGCACGTCGATGAACATCGAGGCCCCATCTACTCGCTGATAGGCCCGCCCGAGCAATTCGCCCGTGAGCTTCCGCAGCCCGTCCAGAATCGCCGCATCGAGGTCCGGCCCACCCGCCACCGTCTGCATCGTTGTTCGGACGTTCCGCATCGCAAAATGACGGCTCCGCTGCTTCGGCCAGGTGCCGTAATCGATCACCTCGCCCGTAAATCCCTGCGACCACGCACACACCGTCCAGTACAGCAACTTGTCGTGGATGTCGACGTGACAAGTGATCTTCTCGCGACCCTCGGAGATTCGCCGCCGATCCAGCCCGTTGACCTTGGCCACCACGTCGTCGGCACAGAGCTTCTCGGTATCGTCATCTTGTTTCTCGGGGTCGTTCTGAAACTCGGCCATGAACGCGGCACGGTTCCGAAAACACAGGTCCATCGCGAGCTGTAGCCCGGTCCACCTCCCCTCAGTGCGTGCCGGCCATGCCACGGCCGCCCCGGCGTCCATCTCGTCCTGATGCTCGCGGTAGAACTCCGTCGCCTCGCTGCCGTCCCCGCCGTTCTTCAGCGACCCTCGCTGGATCTCCGCATACTCGTCCCACAACTCCTCTGCGGTCGGCCACTCGTACAACATTTGCATCCGTTCGCCCTGCCAGTTCGGCGAGATGTCGTGGTCAAGGATCTGCTCGGCCAAGTCGTCAGGCTCGATTACGGTGACCGCAGCCATTGCGGTGATACCGCGGGTCGAGTCCGGCCCAGCCATTCCGAGCACGTCGCCGTTGAGCAGTTGCACCCGCTCGGTGGTCTGAGTCTTACTCTTGGCCGTCGCCCTGGTCTGCGGGTCATCGATAAGCGCCATGTCCGGCCGAATAACCGTGATCCCGTCAACGCCAGTGTGGAATTGTCCACGGATCTCGCCGCCCGTCAGGCCGCAGCCGGTCATAATGGCGCCAGACGCCAGCGATCCGGGGACGGTAGGGAAGACGATCTTGTCGGCTCCCCACTCGATCTGGGTCGGGACGCCATTGAACGTCTGGCCCTTACACCGCCGCGGCTCACCTTCGAGCGCCCGGATGGCGTGCAGTTCCCGCTTGAAGTCTGCCCAGAGGAGATCGTTGAATCGGAGTGTCGTCTTGACCGATTCCAGCAGCTCCTCGCCACGGTCGGCAGTGGCGGCGACGAGAACCACGTATCGGCAGTGGCCGTACAACACCGCCCAGATCGCCGCCAGCCGGAACATGGTTGATTTCCCCGATCCCCGAGGCATCGCTAACGAAAACAGACCGCCGCTACGTACCGCCCGCTCGATCTTCGCGATCGCCTTCAGGTGGTCGGGTGACCACGCAAGGCTGAACGCGCCCGGAAAGTAGGTCTCGAAAAAAAGCTGGAGCGATTGGCCGCACGCATCGCGGCGAGATGGATTCGCGACCCATGGTTTTGGAACCGGAGCCACGTCGCGGGCCGCAGAATTCGTCTTGGCGGCCCACGCATTAGCCGCCTCTGAGTGTCGTCGGCCAGCTTCGCGGTCTGCCTGCGTCGATCGCTTTGTGGGCTTCTTTTTGGCAATCACTCGGCCTATCAATCAAATTTACAGGGTAGCTCGGT